CTCTCGTCGGCTTATGGCTCCCTATCTTGCCATTCTTGAAAGGATCTAAAATGCTAACCAGTGGCACTTTGTTTGCGCCCTATACTCGCTTTAACTCTCAGAACGGGTCCTTAACCGTTCTAGGGCAGAGCAAGTTAACGTCGTATTACAACTTTAAGACTGATACAGCTAAGCGGGTTTTTCCTGCAGATCCATTCGGTTCGGGCACGGCTTTCTCTAGCGTTCGTGAGGCATTAACTTCGAGTACTTGCACTTGGACCACTAAACCCGGTCCTGATGTGTTTTTCAAGTTCGATGCAACACCTTCGATACACAGATCTCAGGGCGTTCTGCAAAATACCGCGACGTCCGATGCCGAAATGGCATCTATGCAAGTTATCTTGCGTAATAAGATCTTAGAGGCAGCACGCGCGCGTGGCGTGAACCTAGCGAATATGCTGGGCGAGTACCGTCAAACGGCGGACTTGTTCTCAGATGTCGCGAAGCGTTTCGTCGTTCTTACGCTCGCAGTAGTCCATAAGGATCCCCGTGTCCTCGTACATGGTCATTACTACCCATCAGGTAGAATCCGACCAGGCGTGAGTCAGCGAGAGTCCAAAAGACTTTTCAATGATTACATAGCATACGTATATGGGGTTAAGCCGCTCATGGGTGACTTACATGAAGCGATGGCAGATATCAAGTCTGCTGCCGCTACTAAAGTTCCTACTGAGTATTTTACCGAGTACACTTCACGTAAGGCGTCGAAGACCTTATCCGGCATATCTGTCGTTGCTTCCAGCGTAAGCTGGACCGAGCAATGTCGATTTCACGGTTCGGTCAAGGCGCGCGCGCGCGTTGTGTATAGTCTAGCTGCCTTAAATAGCACGCTAGGTCGGTATGGCCTAACAAATCCGCTCTCTGTGGCGTGGGAACTCACTCCTTGGTCATTCGTCTACGACTGGTGGTTCAACTATGGCGAATTTCTAGCCTCGTTGGACAACTGCCTGTACATAGACGGTGCTTCAAGTTTGATATTCTACACAACAAAGAGGCGTTTCGACAGTACTGTTTCTTGTCTCGATTCCGAAAGCACGTATTTCAACGATGCTCGTGGGCGTACAGCCCCAGTGTCACTTGGAACTCTTGCGACGATTCGTTATAAAGACTCAGTCAGTCCAACGCATATTGCAAACGGTCTTGCCCTAATCGGGCAAAAGCTTAGCAATATAGCAATCCAATCACGCAAACTGCGTTAACAATCATCTTAACCTGAGGTTAAATCCCATGGCACAAGCCGCAGCAATTACCATCAATGATGGTCAGGTAGCTCCCGCTGCCGTTACATTCAATCCGGAGTCTGTGACCCCGGGCCTATCTTCCTTTGCTGATCGCACGTCTGGTGTGGCAGTTGGCTATCGCCGACTGACCGTCTCCAATACGTTCGCGAAAGGTAAGAGTGTTGTAAATCGTGCGAAACTCGGTATCGAATACCCTGTTACGTCGCTTGTCAACGGTATCACAACCGTTGCCTACACTCTCCGCTGTAACGTCGATATTATTTTGCCTGAACAGGCAACCGACGCGGAACGGAAGAACCTTTACGCATTTGCTAAGAATGCACTCGCACACGCACTTATTACTGGTGCTATGCGAGACCTTGATCCGCTTTATTAACCTGGCTTAAATAATATAAAGCCAAACTAACTGGAGCGATCATGTCCAAAACCCGTAGTGCTAGACTCGGGGCTCGTCTTTTTAAGGTCGAGCTTGGTGCTTTCTTGAAGATTTGCGAGGCTGTTAATACACCTCGCTCATTAGCCTGTTACATTTGTGCCGTCAACAAACAATGGGATGAGTATCTCGGCTTTAGTATGCCGGATACTGACACTCCAACGTTTCGCGACGACTATCTTGTATCAGAAGCAATGCGTAAAAACCCGAGGCTACCTGGACTAGCAATCGACCGTGAGGCCGTTGCGTACCAAAAGTGGCTAGAGTCTGAGCGTAATTGTGGATCGACTAACGAACTACTGCAATGCTATCGGAGGGGCGACATTTCGTTTCCCCCTGATGTTGAAGCTGTGATAACAAAAACACAGCAGATCATAGCAGAAGTTCTAGGGCATCTCAATCGAGAGAAGCTCGAATACGCCGAGGAAAATTTCGGTTTCGGTCCTGGCGCAACGTCATCATGCACTGGTATGGATGTTGTACTTTCAAGAAAAATGGTGTCACGTTTCGACGTAACGCCTGGTTTGTATCCGTACTGGAGATCACTGGTCCGTGGACCGTGGTCTAACGTGCTCTCAGAGGTATCCCTCAAGCACTACAGTACCCTCTCATTCGTTCCGAAAGATGCTAAGACGGATCGTCCTATCGATATCCAGCCACACGGTAATATATACGTGCAGAAAGGAATCGGTAAGCTGATTCGTCGGCAACTTCTACGCTATGGCCTTGATCTCAAGAACCAAGCTGCACTAAATCGCAACTTGGCCTCGATGGCCCAAAGACTTGGATTAGCAACAATTGACCTTTCAGCCGCGAGCGACACAATCGCTCACGAACTCGTTTGGCTGTTGTTGCCTCCAGATTGGGCTGCTCTCCTTGATATATGCAGGACCGGTTGGACCTGTCACAACGGGAAGCAGATTAGGCTTAATAAATTCAGCGCAATGGGCAACGGCTACACCTTCGAATTGGAAACCCTCATCTTCATGGCTCTCGCAAGAGCCTGTGGTGACAACGGTGCCGTTTCGTTTGGAGACGATATTATCTGTCAACGTAGCATTGCCCCTAAGCTGATAGCGACGCTGAAGACACTTGGCTTCAGTGTGAACGAACGGAAGACCTTCTTGGCAGGAAGGTTTTTCGAAAGCTGCGGAGCAGACTACCATGATGGTTTCAACGTTAGACCATTCTATTTCAGAGGTCAACCGTATGATTTCACATCAGGAGTTATCCGAACATGTAACAAAATTCGGATCTATGCTCATCGTCGTAACGGCGGTCTTGGTTGCGACATCCGGTTTCTTCCTGCTTGGCTATACTCTGTTCACAGAGATAGCGAAGCGGGTCGTACCGGTGTCGGCCTTGGTGCCGGCGACGACGGTCTCGTCAGAAACTTTGACGAGGCCCGCCCAAGGAAAGCGCGACACGGTTTCGACGGATTCGTCGCCCGTGTTTGGAGATGTCGACCACTAGTCAGTACAAGTACTGATATAGATGGCGCGTATCTAGCCGCGCTTAGCAAGGGAAGCCCGATGGACAACCAAATCAAACCCCCTAAGGAATGGCCCAAAAAGCCAAAGAACCTTATGGAATTTGATGACTACGACGCGTTTTACCGCGCGGAATGGAATCATAAGTATCCCTGCATTGTAACATATGCTGGGAGAACGAATGAAACCAGTCGTGGTCGGTTTTCGGGTGCAGCTTTGTGCCACCAACTCCTCCCGGAGTGGGTGGAACCAGGTCCGTGGTGCTAAGTAAAGCCCACGGTTTTCGGTCGTAACTATTACGACCTGGAGGCGATTTCGCCATAATAACAAGC